TTGCCGCTTCCCAGATGGGATAGAAGTGGAGTCCGATTGCGTTTGATGACGGGACAATTGCTCCCGATATGATGTTGTTTCCATAGAGTAAAGAGCCTGATACAGGTTCACGTATACCATCTATGTCAACTGGAGGAGCAGCTATGAAAGCTATAATAAATACTGTTGCAGCGGTTAGTAGTGCAGGGATCATGAGAACACCAAACCATCCTAAGTAAAGACGGTTGTTTGTGCTCGTAACCCAGTCACAGAAACGCTGCCAGTTGTCAAATGGTTTGGTTAGTGTGGCTGTAGTCATTTATAATTTTAAAATATTCCGGGGATGATTTGCCCAGTGGTTATGTATGCTCCTAGAGCTGCGACAAAACCAAGCATTGCTGCTTGACCGTTTAGTCTTTCTGCTTGTTCTAGGATGAAGTCTGATTCTTTTTCGTTCATTAATCTTGGGGGTGTTTCTTTTGCAAAGATGTTTTGTTTACCGTATTCTGTCGTAACAGTCATGTTTTAATTAAGAGTGCATTTTAGGCGATGACGATGACTTCGGGTCGCCACGATATAATTACCAGCTTGATGTAGATAGTGTACCTGCTGCACAGGTATCTTGCTTAGGTGATAGCTCTGTATCTGTTTGACCATCGCTTACACCATTTACTGTGAGCCTACCATTACCATCACCTCCGGGTACTGTTAAGACATCGTTGTCTGTATAGTTTCTACCTTTAGCGACGATGGTGGCTGCAGTAATACCGCCTGAACCATTGACAGTAAGAGTGGCTGTTGCTCCAGTACCAGTACCACCAGTAGGAGTTATTGTACCAGCTGTGTAGTTAGCACCAGCTGTGTAGTTATCAAAAGCTGTTATCTCACCATCAGGATAAGGATGCTTATAGATAGGAGCGTTAGCATCGTTTGTTACATAAAGTGTTGTGACTCCTGCATTTTTAGGGTCATACATTGTGGCGTTTGCCATAATTAATATCCTTTAGATTTGAATGTCATTTTTGTGGGTGATTTTTTAGTAGCTTTCTTAGCTGCTGCTTTCCCTGCTTTAGTGTAGGGATATTTCTTACCATTAACAGTTGGCATGATTAAAATTGTAAGTTAGATCGTTCTAATTTATCGTAAACATCTTGACGGTATGCTGGATCTCTATCGTAACGTGGATCAGACATAGCTCTAACTACTTCAGCTTGGCTACGGAATTCATCACCTTGTGCTTTAGCAGGTTTACCTGTTAGCAACTGTCCATCAACTCCTACACCATCATTGTACTTAGCAGCTAATGCTTGTACTGCAAAGTATGCAGCATCAGGATTACCTGACTCCATTACTTTATCGTAACGATCAATCTCTGCTTCATCAAAATTAGTTGATGCCCACTTGAGCATTTCATTGTATTTCTTTTCTCCACCAACTGACTTCTGTAGATCAGTAGCTTGCTCAGCTGTTAGATCTGCAGTAGTCTCCTTAGCATTAGCACGGTAGTCTAAGTATAACTGTGCTACATCACCGGGTTTGAGATCATTTAATTTATCTAGTATCTCATCCGAGTACTTTTCATTTTGTGATTCAGACCAGAGATCATCTAAGAAGGAAGAGTAATCTGGTTTTTCTTCTTCCTTTGTTTCTTTAACTTCTTCTTTAGCTTCCGTTTTTTCTTCTTTAACTGGAGCTTTCTCAGTCTTAGGTTCTCCAAGTTTGCTTTGAAGTTCAATGTAAGCCTTTTCAAGAGCTTCCGCATCTTCAAATTTACCTGCTAGTTTTTTAGACTGCTCTTCTGCTAGTGCTTCACCAACTTTTAGTGAGTCTTGTTCTTCTGCACTGAACTCTCCTTCTTGAGGTTCAGTTGCATCATACGTTAGGGTTGCCATCTTGGGTGATTACTTTTAGATTTCCTAGACCAACAGTTTCGACTTTAATACTACGTCCAATCTGTGGTTTGCCTACCTTCATGCGAGGGGCATACTTATTTTCTTTTACCTTCTCTTCAAAGAGTTCTTTATCCTCTTTGTTGAGGGGTGGCGTAACTGTTTTAGTACGCTTAGCCTTCCGTGGGCGGGACGGCTTGACCTTCTCCACCTTGTTGTCCTCCTAGTGCTGGGTTTTTACTTGGGTCCATCATTGGTGATCCCATCTGAGCTTTAGCTAGATCAACTTGTTGTTCTTGTTGAATTGCCTGACCCTGTTCTTGTTTCACCTCTTGCATACCTCGTACAAGGTTGAGTATATCTATACCTTGTGCAATTGCAAGTCGTTTAATAACTTCCTCAGGGTTTATGTATTGCTGAGTAGCTTCTGGTCCCATGGTTTGTGAGATCATTGTAAGGAATTGTCCAAGACTCTCACGATCTTGACCTCTACCTAATGCATTAACACCTGCCACAATGGTAGGTTGTACAATACCTTTAGGTAACTTAGGAATATCACCAGTCTTTTGGAAAACACTTAGCTTTCTATTCAGGTATGGTACAAGGAATTCAATAGTCAACACACTGAAGAGTCCTCCGAGTTGTTGCTCTAATTCCATCTGAGTCATCCTGACTTCCTCTGCTGTAGTACGTTCTGATTGACGTACATTTAATATGAGGAATGCTTCTGATAATCTTTTCTCTAAGGTTTGCATTAACTGATAAGCTGTAGCAAAATCAGCTTGCTTACCAACTTGTACTACACCTATGTCATCAGGTCTACCCTGAACAATAGCACCATTACCTGCAGCTGCAAGAGTCTGTGGTTTAGTAGTACTAGAAGGTGAGACAACAAACACTACCTTAGCAGCTGCTGCACTACCTTCGGTGATAGCTTGTGACAGAGCTTCAAGTGACTTGAGGTCACCCATAAACTCTTCTACTCTACCACGTCCATAAGGTTCTCCATCTAAAGTATTAAACCTTAGAGGTAACCATGGTGTTGCATCTAGTGGTGATTTACTCATGGACTTAGGTATAACTCTATCGTTTACCTCTTGATGCCACAAGAATCTATTGTTATCACGTTTGACGTGTGTATATACATCCACGTCTTCACTGTCTTTCTCTCCATCTTGACCCGGTGCATTAGGCTGAGAGGTCAACTCGCCTTCAAAATCAGGTAATAATTTTTTGCTAATTTTTTCTTTGGTAACAATTTCAATCACGTTACCGTTGCCATCTCTTTCTATAACATAACGATGTAGAGGGAAAAGCTTTAAGCCTTCTTTACCCATAAAGATAAGAGCGTTACCTGCTACTACCAAATGCTTAAGTGCTTGGTGTATGATAACACGATCATCTGATGCTGAGATAGCATCCATGATAGTTCTCTCTATCTTTGCAAAGGATAAATCTAATTCTGTTTTAACTTGAGGTTCTACTTCACCTAGCATACCATCGTTAACTTGTAACTTAAAGAAACTTGTATTAACTGGTACGAGTGCGAGTTGTAGTTTAGCTGCTAGAGTAACTACTCCTTTAGCCCCAACTGATTGCCATGGTGTTGACAATGACTTAGCACTTTTATAGAAATCCTCTTCTCCACGAATTAGATAAGGTATTGTTAGCTTTGCTGCCTCTTCCGCTGTGTTTAGAAACTGTGAACGGTTGGATGATAAACTGTCATATCTAGTTTTAGCTGACATTATATATTAAGGGATTTAAGTTGTAATTGTCTGCCTAATTGTTTAGTACCTAGTGCTGATTCACCAGCCTTAAACTTCTTAGATCTCTTTAGTCTAACTCCTTCTGCTGATCCACCAACACCCATAGTTTGTGCGTTACGGATCATCATGTCTTGTAACGGTGCATCTATACCTGCAGCTGCATTATCAAATGCATCTTTGGAAGCTCCGTACGAACTTGTATCTTTTACGTCTGATGTAAGTTCAGGTGTGTAGACAACGTCTTTGTTGGTTACTACAATTTTATCATTTGGATCTTCTGGGTCTTCTGGATCTAGTGGAACTAGTGGATCTTCAGGTACAGATGGATCTTCAGGAGCTGCTGGTGATGCAGGAGCTAGTGCTGCAAGTGCAACTTCAGGAACAAGTGGATCAACAGGTACTACTGGTTCAGCAGGAGCAGATGGAGGATCAGGTACAAGTGGTGAAGCAGGAACAAGTGGTGCTTCAGCAACATCAGGATCAAATGCATCATCAGGTGCAAGTGGTACTTCAGGAAATGCTGGTACTTCAGGACAAAGTCAAGATTCAGGAACTAGTGGATCTTCAGGAACAAATGGTTCAGGTGGTATAAGTGGGGAACCTTCAACAAGTGGTGCTTCAGGAACTTCAGGTTCAACAGGAACTACAGGTTCAAATGGTAGAAGTGCTGGATCAGGAACAAGTGGTTCTTCAGGAACAAGTGGTTCTACAGGTGCTGCAGGTGCAGCAGGTGCAAGTAAATCATCAAATACTTCAGGTTCATCAGGATCAACTGGTACAGCAGGTGCAACAGGTGCAGCAGGAACTTCAGGTACAAGTGATACATCAGGTGAGTCAGGTACTTCAGG